ACGCTCACAGAGACCGAGAACTAGCTCAGCCTCTGCAAGCTCCATAGGCTTTACGACGAGGTCTCCATCGGAAGTGTACTCATTAGGGAAGTCTCTCCAGAGCCTGAGCCTTTTCCCAATTCAGGGTCCACTCCTCCAAATGCGGAGCCTAGTGCATTACCAATAAGCATAAGGAAGGAAACGTCTTCCTTGCTTAGCTCTTCCTTGTTAAGAGGAACTGCCGCACCATCTTCATCTTCCATGTTCCATGAAACAGTGAAGCGAAGAAGAATGTTAATCATTTCCTCAATGCCTTCAGTTGCAGCAGCAACATCAGCATCTTCATCAAGCTCAGACAGCTTACCAGCTACCTTGATGAACTCAATGTACTCGCCAATAGTTGGCATACGGAAGGACATCTTAAGCCCTTCGTAATCTCCATCAAACGTCATGTCGATGGTTGTTGGCTTCTTTCTCTTGAAACCCATAGTTAATATCCTCCAGAATATTTTAGATTAGGCTGATGTCCATGTTGGGATTTCACCATTGGCAAGAACACCTGGTACTGACCAAGTAAGCTCACCCTGGTCTGAACGGCTCATCTGGTAATCCGTGAAGAGAACCGTAATCGCCGGGGTAATTCCCATAGACTGACCTGAGATTGTTAGGTTGATTTCACGAGCGGTTGCTGAAGAACTGGTTACAGTCTTGAACACATCGTGAGACTTGTTTGAATCAAAGTTAGCAACACCATTCAGTGTGATGGAGAAGTCTGCAAGAAGTAGGATACGCTCCATTGCGTACTTGTCTACACCAGTTACATCCTGAACACCACGAGGGGTTGAGAACTCAAAGTTAGTAACATCGTTACGAATGTCACGGAGAGTACCACTGTTATCATCTACTGACAGAGTGGTCATTCCTAGACCTGACTGCTTTGGCATTTTAACACCTGCTTTCCGGGCTTACCGCCCAATTAAATACTATCATGAATTTGGTTATGCGCGAAGTCAGCCTTTTTCAATAGCTGTCTTCAACTTGTCCTGATGCTCGGCAAATTCTTCTACCCAATGCTCAGGACGTGAATGCTTTCTTGGAGTTGTTCCTCTTGGATTACCCCGCCAATCTCCATCCTTGACTACATATAGTTCCTTTGTTTCCAGTGGAACTTCATGCTTCTCTGCTGCAAAGCATGGCTGTAGTGCTCTGAATGTGAACTTGGTTGTACCATTTTCCTGGCGTTCTTCTGTGAAAACCCGCCCGGAATTCTTTCTGATGTAGTAGCCCTGAGACTGACCAAGGTCAGTGGACTCATCAATAACAGTCACCCAGCCATTGATATAGTTTGGGCATTCTACTTCTTCACATGTTGCCTTCCTGGTTCTTGTGGCAATGCCCTTTCTGAACTGGAAAGTCTTGTAATCAGAAGCCTTCATATTAGGCTTGATTCTTGTAAGATTGTTCATTTGATATCCTCCTAAAGATTAGAACAAAGTTGTTGCTGTATTCTTTACTACATTAACTGCAAATGCTACTGATGTAAAGCCCGCCGAAGTAATCGTAATAACACGAAGGTATCTACGAAGTGTAGCTGTAGAACCCAAGGCAATACGCTCAGCAGTGTTACCAGCGGTAATCTGTGTGAATCCGAATCCAGAAACATCCGCCCAAGTTGAATCATTGGCAGAGTCCTGAATCTTGATTGTTACGTCAGTACCGGTGAATCCAAAGACGTGCAAGTATGCCTGACCACCAAAGCTAGCTGAAGCAGTCGTATCAATAGATGCACCATTCGTTGCGGTTGTGTCTGTACGAACACCAGCGGTAAGCTGCTGTCCCCATTCAAGGCCGTACCCGTTTGATGTTGCGCCAACCTGGAACTTGAAGTCTCCGTCATCTCCACGAGTACCATCATAGTTTGGCTGCTTGGCAACCATTGAAGCCGCCGCATTTCCAACAGCCTGTCCTCTGAAGTAGCTCATCTGAACATCAGTAGTTGGCAGATTACCCAGAATGTCATGGGCCTGTCCTGTAGTAGGATTGAACAGAGACGTGAACTCAAGGCTTCCACTTGCCTGTCCTGGGACTCTTTCATATCCATACTTGTTGATGCCTGTCACATCAAGAGTACCAACGCTTCCGGAAATTGTACCGAGAGCATTAATATCTCCAGAGAGGTCATAGCCACCTACATAAAAGTTGTCGCCTAGACCATTTGTCTTAGCCATTTTAAGCCTCCTGTTCCCACACGTCGTTCACGATGAGTGGAAGTGTAATTGTTAGAACTCGGAACAGAACACCATCCGGCTTGAAATACTCAGCAGTAACACGAAGTCCCTGAGTATGTCTGCCGAAAATGTCCACATCCCTGATTGTGCCATCAAGAGTGAAGTCACCATTGTAGGCTGTCATCAGAGCATCGAGTGCCCTAATGAGTTTAGCATCTGTTTCATCATAAGGCTCAGCCAGCATATTCGCATAAATTGCCACAGTGAATGTAACACATACAGATGTGCTAGCGAGACCAGATGAAGTAACAGGAATAATTTCATCAAGCCAGATTGAACAGTCAACATCATTGCTTGATGGAGTAGTAGGCTCAAATGTATTCACTGAACCAAACACACCCAATGACTGAGCGTGACTCTTCACCTTATCCAGAATTGTATTGATATCCAGCATCAGAACTTCTCCTTATACTTTCTTGCGAATAGAATCTCGGCTGTTCTTACAGCCTTACGCTCTTCAAGCTCGAACGCCTTCTTGAAGCTGTGGTAACCCTTGAATCTTGTGGTGGCATTTCTTGATGAAACACCCTCAAGCCAAGGACCATAAACGATGCCGCTGTCTCCAACAGTGATTCCATCGCCTCTGCTTCTTTCCTTAACCGTGGATGCATAGCGTCCTGTCTGATGCTTGAAGAACCGGGCAAACATTGAATGAACCCGCCTGTTTACATCCTCGGCAATTTCCTTCTCAGCCTCATGTTCGAATCTCTTGAGGATAAGCTTTCCTCTACCGTCAAAGAGTGGTCCCTTGTATTCGATTCTTGTCTTATCCATTATGCAATCCTAACCCGGCCGAAATCACGCTTCACGGCCTTACGCAATTCAGAAAGAGCACGACCAGTAGCCTCACGCTGATTCTCACCAGAACCAACAGTTCTTGAGTAAGCATCTCCGCGCTGCTTGAATGTATTGATAGCCTCAGCCAAAGTCAGCTCAACAATTGGTGCAGGGAATACGAATAGGTTTACTGTATCTCCTGATGTATGAGATGCTGCTGTTGTTCCACCAACCCCGCGCTTAATTGTCAATGAACGCTGTACGTAAATGTCTGCATTCAGAGAGTGAGCGGCTAGAGTGCTTCCATCAACAGCACGCTTGACTGTGATTGTCGTACCAGCAACATCAGTCACCAGCATTCTTTCTGAATCAATAAGGATTGTCTCAAACTGGTTAATGCCTGTCACACCAGTGATAGACACGCTGCTTGCAGAAGCAGTCAAAGCAGACGCATTCTGAGAACTGTCTGTCCACGCCTTGTCTGTTACCTGGACAAGCTCAGTACCAATCTGGACAAGTGAGCCGACGCCGATGTCTGATACGTCTGCAACTACAGCAGTTGTCTGAGACGCATTGATACTGCCAGACAGAGTTGTTGCGGCAGTTGTCTCGAACTGATATCCCCAGACACCAGCAATTTGAATCTGATGCTGAGTTGTTTCCTGCGTATCAAATGATGCAGACGTACCTAGATTAAGTTCAAGCCTGTTGAATGGAGGACCGTAATTAACTGGCTCTAGGAAATACTCCTGAGATGTAATGGTAGACCCGCCAGACGTTACGCTCGTTGCCTCAATAAGCTCTTCTGGACTGTCAAACCAAAGTCTGTAACTGAGTGAATTCTGTGGGTAGTCAAAGGTCTTAGTCTTTGTCTCTGGATAGAATCTGCGCTTTGTCAGCTTATCTACTGACCTTGAGGCAGACTCAATTGCACTATCAATCTTCCTAGCATTGATAGAGTTATCAGTTGAATTAAGTGCAAGAATTACATCCTCGCGTGTTGTGTACCAGATTCCCATGTTTCTGATTATACCTCATTCATAGTATTAACGCCATTCCAGACCCATCCATCGAAGCGGCAGAAAAGCGTACCGTCTTCCTTGCGAATAAGTGTGGTGCCGTCGTTAGGGCATTCTGTAGGGATTGCATTCTGTGCATCCCTGTATTGCTTTGCGGCATCTCGATAGATTGCCATAAGTGATTCATACATTATCTCTCCTAAGACAAAGAGCCGAGCCAAGAAGGCCCGGCTCAATGCCAATTAAAATTCAATTACGCTGCAACTAGAGTTGCACCATCAGTTAGAGGAACCCACGTTACATAGAACGTGATGGCACCATTTGCAGATGAAGCACCAACGAATTCAACCTGTCCTGTGGTAACAACTGCATTAAGGTCTACACGACCACCACGAAGAAACTTCGTAGCAGCAGTAGTACCCTGGTCAAGTCCAATCACAGAACCAACAGCGGTATCAGTTGTACCAAGGTCAGTTGCCGTAACGATTGTCTGCGTATCACCTGTGGTTGGATTAGCCTGAAGAGCATAGGTTCCACCATCAGTTGTAAGAGCAGTCGTAACCTTTCCATAAACAGAAGTGATAAGGACCTCTCCACCAGCAATCGTGAATAGAGCAGTTGTTGGGTTACCAGTAATCGTGCCAGTTGCCTTAGACGCTGAACGACCAAGAGAAATCTCACGAAGCTGATTACCATTAATAAGTGTACTCATTTATACCACCCTTACGCCACAATGTTGCTTGATAGATTTGAAGGCTTACGCTGAATCTTCAAGTCGTGAATGATAGCCACTACGTAACCACCATCAACGGTGCACTGAACTCCATCGTAACCATCAGATAGCTGGTCACCACGTACTGTGAGAACCATTGAGTCATTGGTTGTGTCATCGCCAAGGTCAACAGTGTCATCCTGCTCGGCCATAGCGGTCCACGTTCCACCAACACCAGGAGCCTTGTATGGATAGAAGTCCACATCAAGAGCAACCTCGTTGTTTGTACCAGTGCTATCGACCTGAGTCATAGTAGCAATGGTTGAGCCGTCATCCTCGAAAGTAACGAAGGATACGCACTCTGCCTTAGTAAGAGGAATCGTAACCCCACTTGCTGAAGCAACTACATTGAAGACCCTTCCGAGTCCAAGTCCTGTAGCCATATTTATCATTTCCAATCCTGCTGGGGTTTCAATGCCAGCATTTGTATTTTAGGATGTAGCCGGGTTATAGGGTTTTAATGCTATAACCCGGCCGGATTCATCAGTCAGCTATTAGGCACGAGCCGCAAGCTTAACGACTGGAGAAAGAGTTGGTCCACCATTCTTAGGTGTAACCGCAGAGTTTAGCCATAGACGACCATCAACACGCTCAACAACCTTGAACGCCGTAACGTCCTGCTGGAACTTGTAGTGTGGAGATGAAGTTGCCGTCATTGTCTGGTGGTCACCAACAAGGTAGTAACCAAGGTCAACGAAGGTAATGTCACCCTCATCACCCAGCTTAGGTGCCTTCTCAGACACGATAACTGGACGACCAAGGATAGTCATTGGAGGACCCTGTACACCGTTGTTCAGCCAAATAGCAGAACCACCGGTACCAACAGACAGAGCCATTGTGGCAAGCTCAGGGAATACGTCCTGTGGAACAATCCATACCGCACGGTTAAGTGACTCAGGAAGCATACGAGAGTATACCTTTACAATGTTCTCCCAAAGAACTGTGTCAGCAGCCTGACCGCTTTCCTTTGCAACTACAACTGCTGCGTCAGCGTTGTAGAATCCCTCTGGCTGACCAACGCCAGTACCGTGCATGAATGCATAGTCCTCGTAGAAGGCAAGAGCCTGTGGGAATGCTGAGTTAAGGAATGACTCGAATGCAACCGCGTCACGCATTAGCTCATCAGGAACCTCAGTGTAAGCCTTAAGCTTGTGTGCATTAAGGACTACCTTTGAGAACTGAGGGTTTGTTGCATTGCTTGACTGAGCCTCTGACTCCCAAGATGCGGTGATTCCACCGAATAGTGAAGAAGCGTGTGAGGTGTCATCAACACTTGGAATACCAACGCTTGGAGAAGACATTGGGATAACACGAGCGCGTGAACGAACAACACCAGACTCAACAGATAGCTGAAGAAGTTCAGCACGGGTCTCCTCTGGAACAAGGAATCCACCATCAGCGCCAGTGTAAGAAGAAGCAGCGTTCTTCATTTCTGCACGACGGTCCTCAGTTGCACGGTCTACGTTCTTGTGCCAAATGGTGTTGAAGAAGTCATGAGCACCATCAAAGTCCTTATCGAACTTTGCACCAGAAGCAGCAGCATTGTAAATGCGCTTATCTGTATTTGCATGAGGCTTAAGTCCACGACCCTTTGAGGCGTCCTGTCCATTCTCACGCATAAATTCTACAACGGTATTCTGAACCTGCTCTTCAATCTGCTGTGCCATATCACGGTCACGCTTAGCAATTGCTGATGCATAGTTCTCTACTACGGCACCAAGCTGTCCGTTGTTTACAAGCTCGGTAACCTTCTTGCCATCTGAAAGCATTTCCTGTAGCTCAGAGGCATTAGTTGGAATGTTTGTCATTTAAATTTCCAAACCCTTCTTAATTGAGTTAATCAATGAATCAATATCGATATTGAGTTCCTTTGATGCCTCTGATTCAACAGCATCAAAAGTCTTTGGAGCTGGAGCAAATTCTCTTCCAGCATAGTTGAAGATTCTAAGGTCTGATACATTGCGGGCAGTTCTCTTCTCACCCGCCACGATTTCATCTGCAAGACCAGCAGCAACAGCTTCTTCCGCTGTATACCATGTCTCAGCCTTCATGGCTCCACGCCAATCTTCAACAGAACCGCCGCATCTTTCTGCATAGACTGATGCGATATTGTTGGAAGCTCTGTCGAGCAACTCAACCATCTTGGACAAATCCGCCGCATTTCCCTGAACTGCAACATGACCATCATGAATCATCATCTGAGCATTGCGTGCCATTGTTACCTTGTCACCTGCCATAGCAATAACAGATGCAATTGAAGCAGCAATACCATCAACGAATACATTAACGTCAGCCTTGTGTTCACGAAGAGCCTGGTAGATTGCGAATCCCTGAAAGACTTCACCACCAACACTGTTGATACGAACATTGATTTCTGAAGAGTCAATAGCGTTGAGTTCGTTCACGAACGAGGCGCTATCAATACCATATCCACCAATGTCATCATACAGATAAACGTCAGTTGGCTGGTCCGCCTTGTTCTGGATTCTGTACCATGTCTTGTCCACTCTGGTCACCTCCTGCATTTTGTGAATTTCTTGAGTATCCAATTGGAGGAAGACCCACAAGTTCAAGAGACTGTGCTGGGTCATAACCTGCATTTGAAAGAATTGTAGCAGCATTTACTCTATTAAGCAAAGCCGATACCTCGAATTCCTTGTCCTCCGGAACTGGAGAACAGAAATCAAATTCAATGTTGCTAGCAGTAGTACCAAACATAGGCAAGAACTCTTCATTCAAAGCCTGCTTGATTCGCTCAAGTCTAGGGACAAGAAGAGACTTTGCATACATTACTTCTGATGCTTCTGCATTTGCTCTGTTTACATCATTGACAATTCCTAGCTTAAACTTAGGGAAACCAAATGCTTCCATAATTGTATCACTAGAAACCCGGCGCAATTCTGCAAACTGAATATCACGCATAGAGAATGCTGTTGATACCCACTTACCACCTTCAATGATGCCTGGACGATGCGCATTCTGCACACCCTTGTGCTGTTCATTCCAGCGCTTAAGGATAGATTCGAACTGGTCATCACTCAAAGGATTCGCATATTCAATCATACCGCCAGGTGTTGCATCATTCAGGAAGAAGTTTCTGTTGTACTCACTTGCATATCTGTGAGAGTCAAGGTCAACAAGCAAAGGTGTGACTGGAGACATACCACGATACATGTCTGCTGGATTAGGCATACGAAGATGAATAATCTCATCAGGTTCGAATGGCATCTCCTTACCGTCCTGAGTCTTGTATACATAGCCTGTGATATATGACTGCCAATCTGATACAGCAATCTGAATAGCAGTAGGCTTCAGTGGCCATAGCTCTGTAGGAATGCGGAGAGGATTATCACGGTTAACCCAGACAAAGGCTTCACCAGTCAAGTCAATGTGCTGCTGTACAATCTCAAACAGTTCCTGTCTTGTCATAAACGGATTAGGCTTATTAAGAACATTGAGAGCAGGATGCTTCCTGCTGATTTCCTGACGTGAATCCATATCATCCCAAGCGTATGTTCTACGCCTGTCATCTGACTTCTGATATAGCTTCCAGTCAACAGAAGATGTATCATTGGCTAGTCTATTGACAATAGCGAATAGAGTTGATACCTGACCATATGCTGAAATACCCGCCCCGGAATTGCTTCTCTTCGAGATGGTCTTGAATGGACCATTGTCTGCATAGGGAACAGGTGCCTTGTTCTTGAATAGGTTACTGATTGTTCGGATAATCATTAGAGGTTCTCTCCTCCTTTACATGTACTAGAATAAGTAGGCCAATCCCGCCGCAAATAAATGCGAGCGGAAGATAAATCATACCAATGCCTACAACGATTAGTATAACCGCAATCAATTCAATAAGCAAGCTAGCGTGTTCTGTCACCCAAGCCATCTGAATCCTCCTCCTGTCTTGTTCAAATCCTTATGTGCAATCATGTATCTCATTGCATCCATACCGTGGTCATTTTCTTTGACTGGCTGGTCCTTTGTTGGATTCCACACATAGCCCGCCATTTCTTCAATTGTATTTGTTGGCTTCTTCGAATCCGCCAATTGCTGGTCCTTATCAAGCAATGAGTCTCTGCATAGATATAGTCTTGGTCTTCCATCACCAGCAGTCTTCAGTCTTGAAGCTACTGCCTGAATACCATCTGATACAGACTTCTTTGCTGCAATTGTTGACATACCCAAATGCTTCTCAAGTGTAGCTCTGTCTTCTGCATCATGGTCACAGATAACCGCCGCAAACTTTCCCTTACCAAGATTATCCTTAATGACCTTAGCATGGTCCTCAACCAATCCCTTTGTCATATAGATTTCTCTGTACATATACAGACGACCATCATTGTCTTCAGCCCACCATTGACATACAAATGGATTAGTATAACCAAAGTCGATAGACAGATAGCGTGTCCAATTCTCTGGAGGTTCCGGCAGATTCTTGTACAGATTAACATTAGGGTCATATGAATCATATACCAATCCTTCTGCTGCTACCCACTTACCATAACGAAGACGCTGCAATCTAACACCCGTCAGATTATCAAGCTTCTCCATATATGACTTACCAACTGGAGTAAGTTCACCAGTTGTCTGATTGAACAAGACAGGATTGTCCTCATGTCTGGTATCAATCATGAGAGTCTGTCCCTTGTCTACTCTTTGCTTGAGCCAATGTGTAGGCATGTCTGGATTTGTATCCGCAATGATTTGCTGAAAAGAAACCCGCCCATTTCTCAATCGGGTAGTGATTGCTTCCCAGTCATTCTCTGTCAATTCAATTGCTTCCTGAACATAAACAATATCATATTCAGAAGACATAATCTTGGTGGCCTTATCCATTCCACCAACAGCAATGATTGAACCATTCTTATATCTGAAACAAGCAGGCTCCTGAGTTGAACCACCATACCATTGTACTTCTCCAGTCTCCAGATATTCCTTTGCAACATGCTCTCTGAATGTAACAAGACCAGTTGAAGTCAAAGAGGTGAGTGTCTTACGCAGCATAAGCAATCTACTGCCTGGATTAAGCATGGCAATAAGATGCAACTTCTCCAGACATGCTCTTGACTTACCCGTTCCTGCTGGTCCATTCAGCAATACTTCTGAATTCTTTGATTGAAAAAGCTTAATACTTTCACCATAGGGTACATACTTGTGTACAATCTTATCTGTCATGTCAAGTCCTCAAGATTGACATTCTCGATTTCATACTTGACATTGGCAATCTGTACAT